ACAGGAATTGAAGTTGTTCGAAGCACAATGACAAAAGAAGTAAAAGATTTTAATAAAAAAATCATCGAAACCATGTTGCAAACACGGGATCCTTCCCGGACAAATATCATCATTGAACAAATCTATGAAGAATTTCAAAATAAAAGCGAATCTGATATTTCATTTGTGGTAGGAATAAAAAATTATGAAAAATATGCAGATAGCTGCAATGATCTAACAACTGTAAAAGGTATGCCTGTTCATGTTAAAGCCGCATATTATTACAATTATTTTGTTAAAAAGTTATCTTTGAATACGAAATATGAAAAAATAACAAGTGGAGACAAAATCCGTTATTATTATGTACAGCAACCGAACAAATATGCAGTAGGAGCAATTGGATTCAAGGATCGTCTTCCTGATGAAATTAAAAATGAATTTCCTATGGACAAAGAAAAGCAATTTGAAAAGCTTGTAACAGAAACAATGCGAAAATTATTTGAACCTGTGGGCTGGGAAATACGCGAACCCGGTAAAATGAATTATGCTAATCTGGAATTACTTTTTTCGGAGTAGATCGCTGGGCTTTCTTACTTTTACTCCAAACTTCTTTTTTATATTCCGAATCCATTTTTCATTTTGATTCTTCCAACGAGTAATATCTGCTTTTAACTTGTAAACATCTTCTTCGGGTTCAATTTCTGTTGGTTCTGCTGTAGAAGCTGGTTCCGGTGCTGGCTCTTCTTTTGCATGATCCACTGTTTTTTCAAAATCTTCTTTTTTAGCAAATTTCTTATCAAATGCTTCTTTTTCTGCACCCTTCAAAGCTGAATACTTGGATGGTTCTATTCCTCTATATGCAGAAACAGGCTCTTTGCCAAGGGCTTTTGAAGTGTCAGCCGCAACTTTTTTTCTGTATTCAGGATCAGTTGGCTTTAAACGAGTTTCTTTTATTTTTCCGGTTGGATCTTCTTCCGAACCATAAAGCAAAATTTTAATAGCAGTATTTTCCACATCATCATATTCTTCTTTTCTAAATCTGTCTGTGTAATATTTCAAAGCTTCTTTTTTGTTTTTCTCAACTTCAGGATTTGCCCAACGTCTGCTGTTTAAAAACTTTTCAAAAGTGGATACGGCTTTTTCAGGATTACCTGTCAAATCTTTTTTATTTTCGAAACGAGGATCCCAATAAGAAGTCCAAAGATCCTTATATGTGTTAAAAATTCTTTTTTTTCTTTCTTGTAAATTTTCTTTTCCAGACAAAAATCCAGGTAAAAAGTCTAATACCCCTTCGTTAAGTTGTTGTTTTTCAACACTTTTGGCAAGAACATAAGCTTCAAATATTTTGTGGGAATCTTGATGCACAATATTATTTATTATAGTTGCATTTCTAAAAGCCATTAATAAATGGTGGTATGAGTTCAATTCAACCATTCATTGACCATGTAGGTCGCACAATTATAGGCGAAGTTCTTGGCGAGGAGAACGGACACCTAAAGGTAAAAAACCCCGCTATTCTGCTGGTTCAGCCGAATCAACAAACAGGTCAACTGAGCATCCAGACCGTTCCTTTGTTCTTCAAGGAATTTATTACACCGGGTGTTCGTGACTCTGCTGGTACTTGGCTTTTCCCCAAGGACAAGATTGTTACAACAACTGATATTCAGTTGGAAGAGCGTATCTGCGAACAATACAAGCGGATATTCACACCCCCGGCTGCAACTTCCTCAACAGACGTTGTAAAATTGTTTGACGACTAAACATGAGCGATCTGGATAAAATTCTAGGTTGTCTGGATGATATCAATCCAGAAGCTGCTTATCTGTCTGACAATACACTAAGCAATGTTGATACTTGGTATGATACTGGTTGTTATGCTCTAAATGCCATTATTAGCGGAAAAATCCGTGAAGGTGGTGTTCCAAAAGGACGAATCATTGTCTTTACAGGAGAATCACAAACGGGCAAAACACTTCTTATCAATAAAATCTTAGGTCTTGCACAAAAACAGGGAATGTATCCTGTGATTTTTGATAGTGAGATGAGTGTTGATGCAGAAAGCGGTAAAACCGTTGGACTTGATCCAGAAAAAACCAAGTATTGTCCTGTTTATACTGTTGATGAAGCCAAAAACCAGATTTCAAAATTTCTGGATAATGTAATTGAGAAAAAAGCCCAAGGCAAATTCATTATCAGCATAGACAGTCTTGGTAATCTTGCAGGTGCAAAAGAAGTTGCTGACATTGAAAAGGACAAAAGCGTGGCAGATATGGGTCTTCGTGCAAAAAGTCTTAAAAGCATGCTTCGTATTTTAACGTACAAAGCTGCAAAAGCCGGAGTAACCATTCTTTGCAGTAACCATACATATGCAGACCCTGCTAGCATGTATCCCAGCTTGGTTAAAAACCAAAGCGGAGGAAGTGGTCCTTTGTATATGAGCAGTATTATTGTTCAGTTGGCTCGCAGAAATGAAAAACAAGATGATAAGAATGAAGAAGATAAAATGCTTCCTGAAGCCAAGCAATATTCAGGAGTAACTCTTCGTGCCATGACAACCAAGAACAGGTTTTTACCACCTTTTCTGGAAGTTCCAATTTATTTGAACTATAGAACTGGATTAGACAAATATAGTGGACTTTTGGAAATGGCAGTAAATCATGGAATTATTATCCAAAATGGACCTACTTATACTAAAGCAGATGGAACAAAATTGGGTTATGGAAAAAGTTTTAAAAATGATATATCTTTTTGGGAAGAGTATGTTATACCTAATCTCCAGGAGAAATTAAATGTCGCCTACAAATACGCAGACGCAGATACAGACGCAGCAAAAGAATGAAAAAGTCATTTTCATTAGCGCTACTCGTGGAAGCAAAGAAGGCACTTCATTTCTAAAAAGCATAAGCAAAGTCCCAGACGCTGAGTATGAGATAATCGAAAATAACACCGATAAATTGTGTGTTGTTTATAATCGTGCAGTCCAAAAATACATGGATAGCCATGATATTATATGTTTTATACATGATGACGTTTATATTGATGATTTAAGAATCATTCACAAGCTTCATAAAGCCACTCGAGAAAACAATTATGATGTTATAGGATTGGCAGGAGGTATCAATCCTGTGATTCGATCTCCTGCATTGTGGCATTTGATGTGTGACAGGGAAAATCTTAGAGGCGCAGTTGCTCATCCCCACGGCAAAAGCATTTTCATGACTAGTTTTGGTGCCACTCCATATGAAGTGGATCTGATTGACAATCTTTTCATGGCATTTCGTACAAAACTGTTTAAAATCAATTCAAATTTCAGGTTTGATGAAACAAATCCATGTCATACCCATTATACTGATTTGGACATATGTTTACAGGCTAAAAAGTATTCCTATAAAATAGGAATTTGGCCCATATGGGTTATGCATGCCAGTCCAGGATTGCGTGATTATAATGATCCGGTTTGGCAAAATGGTCAAAAGTGGTTTTTACAAAAATGGTCAAAATAAAAAAAATCGATCATAATGCATTCGAGCCACTTATCATATATAAGTGTCTTTTGGATGCTTCATATCTTGGAACGATTGTTGAATATCTGAAGCCAGAGTATTTCAGCAATGAAAATATAAAAAATATAATTCAAATTATTACTGATTTTTATAAAAAAACAAATGAATCTCCAACCATAACAGAAATAAAAACTTATCTTGTAACAGACAAACAAAAACAATCTTGGAAAAGTGTCGTCGAAAGTTTTAATGAAATAGATAAAAATTTAAACATAAAAGAATTGTATGAAAATACAGAACTGTTTCTTCAAGAAAAAGCTGTTGGTAACACCATCATGGAAGTTATCGAACAGAGTGAAAAGTCTGGAATCAATACTTCGGAGCTTCTGGAAAAGTTTCAAAATGCATGCAGCATAAGTTTGACTCATGATTTGGGTCTTAACTATTTGCAAGATATTGAAAAATTTATCACAGAAATAACCAAGACAGAAAATTATATATCCAGCGGATATAAATGGATTGATGAAGTACTTGGAGGTGGTTTTCTCCAAGAAGGAAAAGCTCTTTATGTTTTCAGTGGTCAAACCAATGTGGGAAAAAGCATTGTTCTTGGAAATATGGCCAGTAACATATGTGCCCAGGGAAAAACTGTTCTTCTGGTCAGTTTGGAAATGAGTGAAATTGTATATGCCAAACGTCTTTGTGGTAATTTTGCCAATATTCCTGCATTTTCATTAAAACATAAATTAGATGAATTGCGGGATGAAATTGCAAAATATGTAAGGGAAAATCCCAAATCTCAGTTGATCATTAAGGAATTTGCTCCTAAAACAATTTCAGTGTCTAATCTTACGGCTTACATTAAAAAGCTGGTTCAAAGTGGAATCAAACCAGATGCAATCATTGTGGATTATGTGAACCTTTTTGCCACAAATTTTGGAAACAATTCATACGAACAGATCAAGCACATCACAGAACTTCTTCGTGCCGTAAGTTATATTTT